TCTTTAACAAGTTGTGAACGGGTGATTGCCATGATTAGGGTGCTCCATCCGCTGCAACACCGACGCTACCGTACTGGTGTTGATTGAGTTTGACGACCAGGACTGCATAGTCACCCAGCTCATTGTCGGGAGACTCATACAGACCCACGATTTTGAAGGTCAGACCTTGGGTTTTATCGATGGAAGCCGACGACAGCGAGCCGTTGGAAACACCAGAAACGGTGCTGCCAGTGGTAGAAGCGGTCGGATCAGCGTTCTTGCCGATATTTGCCTGGGTCACAGCGCCATCAGCTTGGACCAGGAACAACTGGCTCGGGTCATCCAACACTTCACAGGCGATGATGCCTTGAGTAATGTTGATGCTACCGGGGTAGTAGTTTTTCCAGGTGGGCTTGTTAGCACGGGTGGGGTCATCGTACTGAACACCGTTGAACACGCCCGTGGGGGCAGTGTGGGTGGATGCGTTGTACTTGATGATGTAGCCGTCGTATACGACGACCAGATCGCCTTGGTAAATCGCCCCGGCCTGATTGTCGGCAATCTGATAGCCATACTGCTTTTGGGCACCAGTGGCTGACAGATTTCCCGACGGACGCAGACCAAAAGGCTTGTTGACGTTTGCCATTTGTTAGCTCCTGCTAAGTGTGGGATGTACCAGCGTCCTTTTTAAGTCGGCTGGCGGAAAGTAGTGCGAGAACTCCGCTCCGGAGATTGGATTCTCATTGTAGAGTGAGCGTTCTCACGCATCATCTCGTTGTCCACTGCCAGTAACTGTTCCTGGGCCTTCCGGCGGAAATACGCATTACGCTCTTCAATGGTTTCTTTCGGAATCTTGGCAAGCAAGAGACCGCCAACAGAAATAATGCCGGCGTGTTTGCCGTCATCCATTGTCGGAAGAATATGGTGATATTCCTCCGGCACATCCTGCAAGCGCACAAGCTCGTAGCCTTCGCGCAGCTTGGAGTAGACGTTCTGCTTGTCTTGGAAACCATTTACCTCGGAGCGAATCCAGCGGTATTCAAAGCCTTCAGGGGCAGGAGGCGTGTCAAGACGCGACGGGGGAGACCAGGGTTTGCGGCGTTCAGCTTTGGCGCGGGTGTCCGAACTACGGCTGGCACGATCAATTTTCATTTCGCTCATGGTCTTACTCCTTCACGTACTTGGCATATTCCTCGAGAGGAACGCCCAGTTTCTTTGCAATAGCAACCTGACTCGGCGATAGCCGGACAGTACGGCGCACACTATTCACTCCCGAACTACGGGCTGCAGGTGCAACAGCAGGTGCGGAACGCTGTTGTCTGGAAGACTGGTTTGACGAACGACCTTCGTCAGCGAAGTTTTTGGGAAATTGCTCCCTAATCCTTCGATCCAGTTCAGTGTAATACTCGTCTGAGGAGGGGTCAACCCCCTCTTCTTCAATAAGTTGCTGATGGATTCCCCAGGCCGCATAGGTCATCACGCGGTTCTGGCCAAACCATTCATTGTTCGCCGCCCACTCCTCGGCCCGGGGATCGGGCTTGCGAGTCGGCTGCTGTGGGGCCGCCTGCGGGGCAGGGGCATATTGTTGCTGGGGCTGTTGGCGGGGATCGGGCTGCTCCTGCAGCCAAGAAGCTACCTGCCGCTGTTCCTGCACAAGGGCAGCAAGTCGTTCCTGTGCCTCGGTCTCAGTATCAATATCGCCTTCTTCCCGAGCTTTTTTGATGATCTGCCGCAAGGCAGTTTGCTGAGTATCAAGGCGGGCTTTGGCTTCATTTAGCCGGCTGTAGTCGGTCTGAACCAGCTTCTGTTGCAGTTGCTGGGCTTGGCTCTGCAGTCCCTTGGCATATTCCAAGGCCGCCTGCTCGCGGCGCTCAGCTTCACGCATGCGGGCGGTGAGCTTTGAAATACGCTTTTGGACGTTGTCATTGACCGCGTCAAGCTCTTCCTTATGGGAAGCGGCCTCGCTAGAAACAGCGGCAGGCTGAGCGGCCGCTTTTTCTTCTGAAGTTTCTTCTGGCTCAAATGTGACATTGGTGGCTTTCTCATCGCCCCCAAGATCAAACTCAAGCTGTTCGTCATTCATCACAGTTGCCATTTTTTACCTCACATGTGTAGGATGTCTTCGGGATTTTTGATCGTCGCCAGAATCTCGTCGTCGTTGAGGATTCGTATTTCTCCACCCTCAATCATCATCCGCGCTCCAGCGTAGCGACCAAAAATAATCCAATCCCCCTCCTTGCACCAAGGGCCGTCGGGGAATTTGCCCGTGTCCTTGTATGCCAGTGGCCCAACAGCCAAGACATACGCGCACGTAGTTGTGAGTTGTTGGCGCTCGATGGTTTGCTCAGCCAATTCGATGCCGCCTTTGGTGCGGCGAGCGCCTGCATATGGCAAGACAATTACCCGCCATCCTGTAGGCTGGGGCAATCGTTCTTTTATGGATTCCGCGTTACTGATGTGCTCGGCCTTGGCGGCCTCTTCAGCAGCGAGTTTCGCCACCTCTTCAGCGGCTTTTTCTTCGGCCTCTTTGGCCCATTTCATCTCAAGTGCAGTTGCTTCCATGGTCTTCCTTTAGTCAGGGTTTTTGTCCAAAAGGTCCTTTACGGCCCCCTCAACAAACTTGTACCCCTCTAGACGACCCATGAGGAATCTGTACTGCTCCATATCCTTGACAGCGCCATTTACCACCATGCGCTCAGTCTCCTCGCGGAGCCGCCGGACGGCAAATATCACTTTCTCTGCGAACTCAAGCATGGATTGCTCCTATGAAGCAGACACATAACCCGTGTCTGAGGGGTGATTTGATTATGCAGCAAATCTACGCAATTTTCACCTTGTTAAATGCGTCCTTGCGATAGACGTACTTTACATCAGGTTTGGTTTTAGCGGTTTCCCGCGTTTGGGGTCCCCGCATTGGCTGCGGTTTGGACGTTTTGGAAGTTTTGTTGTGCGACTTGCGATGCATGCTGCGCTCCTTGCAGATTAAGGGTTTCCTGATCAATCCCGGTCTTGGCTTCCAGGGCTGCGGCCTTGAGTTGCAGGTTTGCCTGATCGTCGGCAATATCTGCCGCCGTGCGCTGCTGATCGTTGGCCAACCGCCCTTGGTCAAGAGCGATACGGGCCTTGTCCCGCTCAGCGTTCTGAGTCAGTTCCTGCTTCTTAAGCGCCACCAGCGGGTCTTCCTGGTTGCCAGAAAGCTGCTCTTGCAGGGCCTTAAGCTCGTCGTAGTACTGCGATACCTTGAGCGCCACCATAGCCTCGCGCTGCAGCGGCGAAACAAGGCCTTCTGGGTCGGTGCCGTACTGCTGGAACAACTCCGCTTCCGTGGCCTCTTCGGCCTTGAGGCGCAGGTGGTCGAAGCAGTGCTTCTGAAGGTTGACGGCTACGTTGGGCATAGACCCCACCAAGGACGACATGCCAAACATCAGGTGTGACTTGATGTGGGCATCGTGCTGCTGTCCAGCAAATGCCTTGAGCGGCGAGCCGTCCAGGGCCTGCGCGTTCTCGCTGGCCGGGTCCTTGGGCTTGTCGACGTTCTGCGTGTTGAGAATCTGGTCGATATCGCGCACACCAATGGCTTCGTACATGCGGCGGTAGGCCTCGTACATGTTGTGCATCTGCGGTGCGCTCTGGGCCAGTTGCAACTGGGTCTGCGCCATCGTGATCCGCTGGGCCACCGAGAAGATGTTGGGGTCAGAGACCGGCAGGATATCGATACGGTCGTCGAAGTCGCGCTTCTTGATGTAGCGGCTCTCGCCAGGGACATCGTAGGGGTACTTTTCCGGCAGATACTCAGCAAAGCCTTCGGCCAGCAGCTTGAACTCAATCTTCTGGCTGTAGTGCAGACGCTTGTGGATGCTCGACATGACGGCGCTGCCCTTTTCCAGCAGCGCAATCGTGGTACCCACAGCAGCGTTTTGGTTGCTGTCGCCCACCTGCATGTCGGAGATGCTCGCAAGGCGTTGTCCGGCCTGCACACAGAAGCCCAGGAGCGAAAACAGCGTCTGGCTGGGCTCCTTGTAGGGCAGAGGCAACAGAGTGCTCTGCAAGTCCGCGCCGCCTGCATCGATGTCCCGGAATTCACCGGGCTGCAGCGGCATGTCGTCGTTCATGATCCGCGCACCCTTGGCTTTGAAGCCAGCGGGCAGATTGGAGAGCGTACCGGCGTCCACCAGTTGCTGCAAAGCAGACGTTGCGGTCTTGGTCAGGCCACCGATCAGGTGCAGGAAGCCAAGGCCATAGGACCCCGGGCCCTGGACAAGCAGGTAGTGGACATAGTACTGCTTACGCAGGTGCTTCTCGTCGCCTTCTTTCCAGTTGCGGCGCACTCCTACGCAAGCTTGGGTGACTTCGTCAATCGTGACAATGTAGGGCAGTTTGATGCCGGTAATTTCTCCGTCTTCATCCTTGTGCTCAAAGCCAGGGAGGTCCAGATCGACCTGGAACTCAAGCAACGTGACTTCTTCCGGCTCGGTAGTGGGCTGGACGCCCGTGACGCGGTCCACTTCTTTCTGGATCGTGCTCTGCGGCACCTCGGCAGGGACAGAGGCCTGGGCGCTGTCGAGGTACTGGCCGCGCAGAACCGCTTTCTTGTAGTCGTTGACCGACATCGGAACGCGGTGAGTGATGCGCTGGCATTCGCTCATGACCGACGAACCCTTGTAGGGGATGTACAGGTCATCAGGGGTGATCAGCTTGCTGACCATCCGGCCCTTGTCGTAGTCGTAGTAGACCTTCTTGAAGGCCGAGCCGCCGTAACCGATCCAGAACAGCAACTGGTCGAAGTCTGGGGTGTACTCCTCCATCACCGTGGTGATTTCGTAGTTCATGAAGTCCCGGACACGCTGCGCCTGCATAATCTTCTCGCGGGTCTCCTTGCCCAGCACTTGAGTGCGGACAGGGCCCTCAGCAGGCATGAGTTCTTTGAGCGCCTGGGCTTGGAATTGCACGATGGCCTCGGTCAGCATGGGGTGCTGAGCGCCACACGCACCCTTGAACGGCTTGGTGCGCTCCTCAAACGAGAAGCCCAGCATCTTCAGGCCCTTGCCGTACTGCTCTTCCCACTCCTTGCGCGAGGACTTGTCTGCCTCGTACATTACGATCAGGTCAGAGGCAATCTGCTGCAACTCTGACGGGTCCATGACCTCGGCAAGGTTGCTGTCGAAGGGGACATCATCGTCCTCTTCTTCGCCGATGTTGACCACCACATCGCCGGTCTCAGCGTCAAACTCAATTTCGATGTCAGGCAGCTTCTCTGGCTCCTCGACCTCCACCAGTTTGTCGCCTACGGGCAGTTCGTCAACGGTGATGTTTTTCTCAATCGGCATGTTGTTTCCTTACAGATATGCGCGGTTGTCGGTGTGCTTGCGTTCGACCATGCCGCCATGAGCCTTTGCTTCAGGCATACCCCAAATGTAGTTGATGGCGGCTGGGTTCTCACTTTCAATGATCCAGTCGCCTGCCCCGTCTTGGGCCTTCCAATTATCAAAGGATTTGCCCCAATTGACGCTTATGGGCTTGGGCAAGTCTTTGCCAGCGTTGTCCTTGTAGTAATTTTGCCCCGGCAACCGTTGAATGCTTGAGTCTTTGTCGACCAGCGTGAAGAGGTCATTGGCCTGCATCGAGGGGAAGGAGTTGTAGGGGCCTTTGATCTGGGTGAAATCAATTTTGTCGCCTTCTTTCTTGCCTTCCACGGTAACCAAGGGGCGGCCTGTCTTGGGCTCCCGCAGAGAGATAACCTGTGCCTTGCCGTCCAAAAATGCCTGTTTCCCGCCGTGGTTGTAGCTGCCGTAGTCAGCATAGCCGCCGACAGAGTGGTGCATCAATGCGCCTTCAAGCCGCGTGGCCTGCGGATCAGTGAGCCTGACCCACTGGCCGCCTGGGGTCTTGTCCACCGGCTTTGTAAACATCTCAATGACTTCCTTGGGAACGCTCAGATTGTTCTTGGCGCGGTCCACAGCAAAGAGGTAGTCACGGTATACCTCCATGTTCTTTGTGCCCTGGATGAAGGCCTGCTCAAAGCTCATGTTGCCAAGCTTGTTGGCGGGCAAAGTAGCAAGGCCCTCGGCAACCTTCATGGGATTAAATATGTCAGCGGGGGATGTATAGATATCGTAGAAGGGCTTGGACTTGTCAAGCAGGTATGCAGACTGTGAAGGCAGCACCCCTTGTGCCCGAAGTTCGAGCGCACTGACATATGGGCCGTAGAGGCCACGATAGGCTTGAATATCCGTATCCCTGAGGATGGTTGTTCCTGGAGGATTTTGAAAACCTTCCGGGACGCCTTCCTGTGTCATCAAAGCGCGGTTGCGCGTCTGGAAATCCTCGCCTACCTTCTGCAACGCCCTGCGAGCATCGGCATCCGAAGAAGGGGTAGTGCTATAAATTCGGCTTTGGATGTTTGTGTAGCGGTCGTATACCTGCTCAAGGTGTTTTTTGGCCATTTCGTGGCCAGCAGCGTTTGGATTACGTGCCGCTTCGAGCAGGTAAGGGGTAATTCCGCCAGCCTCCTCGGCTTCCTTACCAAACATCTTGATTTCGCCCTTGGTAATCGCCGTTCTAACAGGATCATCAGCAGTTCCAAAGGCTGTTGTGAAGTATTTGCGGGCCTTTTTGTCCACAAAATCGTCAACGATCTTTGGATCGGTGCCCGGGGGCATGGAAAGCTGTATTGCCTTCGAGTAATTTTGCAAAAGCTCGTCTAATTTAGAAGCAGGAGGGGCGGAAATACTGCCGCTGGTCAAGAAATCGCCCCCGCGAGGCTTAACAGCGAACGACGGCTGGGCTCCGAGGGCCTGGAGCATCTCTGCACTGCGCCCGCCGCGCTCCAAAGTGCGCGTAACAGGCGCTTCCAGAGCCTTTTCGGTGCGCATTCCAAGCGCCGTGGCCCCTCTTCCGACCGCCCTTGCCACCGGAGCAGCAACTGGGGCTATTGCAGGCACCAAACTGGCCGCAAAACCGGCCTCCCCGGCCCTTTTAATGCCCTGAAGATCAGGGTGAAACACCGAAAAACCCAGTTCATCGGGTGCTTGGCCCAAAAAACCGCTCACAGCAGCATAAGTGCGGGGGTCCGGGAGCGTATTTACGTCCCTCTGGGCTGCCAAAGCACGGGCAGCGGCCCCTTGGCGGGCAATCTGGGGATTAAAAGTGGCCGGCCGGGACGCTGCGGCGATCTCTTCGGGCGTCAAAGCCACTTCTCCGGTCTCCGGAGAGCCGTTTGAGCGTTTGAGTGGCCGCATTTCGTCCGGTTGCTCTATCGGTACCCTTTCCCTCGTCGGGTCTATCGGCTGATTTGCTTGCCTTGCGCGTCTGAGCAAGTCCTCAAGCGGCGTTTTTCCTGAGAAATGTTTATATATGCTGTAGCCCAGATTAGCGCCCATGCCAGGGCCCATGCCAATACCAAATACCGTATTCAATGCTGCCCGAGCCGATTCCCGAGCCGTCATCGTTGGGGCGTTTTTTGCCTCGCCAGATTCCTGCGCGTCACGTTCCCCCGTATCAACTTCGCCGCCCTTGTTGTACATGCCACTTGCATCAATTCCTGCGCCGTGATCACTGCCAGCATGGCTAGAGTCAGCGTTGCCAAACGCAGCGGAAATACCCGCTTCATTGGCCGCAGCGTTTGCAGCCGCCTCCGCCGCAGCGCGGCCTTCAGCCATGCCATGCATTGCCAACGCCTCGTCCCCAAAGCGCCCCGCCAAAGTATGCATAGCCTCCTGGTTTTGCATGTTGGCAAACGAATTGATGCCGCTATTGACCGCAAGATTGCCTGCAAAATTAGCAACCGATGCCCCGGGCAGCATGCCACCAAACATATTGCCATACCCCTGCAAGGCCTGCCCCACGGCAATAGTTGTGGCAGGGTTCATGGTACCAGAGGGGCCGGATGACGCTGCGAAATCCCCGCCGTTACTGCGAATATCAGCAACGCTGGGCAAATCCATTTTCAACTTCAGGTTCCTCAGCGCATCCGCCGCGCTCTGTCCAACCACGCCGCCCTCGGCCATCCTAACAGGCTGCAAAGCCTTGACCGGATTGAGCGCGGTGATCTCCAAATCCTGGAGAGCATTGACAGGCTTATAGTCCGCCAACTGCTTTGCAAACTCGTCATCCTCAATCCGATTCATCCGGGCGCGAAGCTCCTCGTCGCCCACCTCGCGATCCTTATCCTCATCCCCCAGGAACGCCAAAGCCAAAGCGGCCTTGTACCCTGATCCGAGGTCCTCGGCGCTTGCTTGAGCAGCCGCCGCCCTTGGCGCAGCCTGAGCAGTAGCAGCGGGCCGCGAAGCGGGAGCAGCGGCCGTCACAGGCGCTCCGCCCGTCTGCTTGTACAGTTCCTTGTACTGAGCCGGCGTCAAATGCAGCCCCATCGGGTCCTGCTTGGAAATGGCAGGAAAGAGTGTGGCCAGAGGGCCGGTGAACTGGGCTCCAGAATCCTGGGCCACCGTCTGCAAAAATTCGTTCTGTCCAGTTGTAGGATTCCTCTGGCTACCGGGCCCCGCGCCGAAAACAACGGGCGTACCGCCCTGAGCCTTGATGAACGCCACCTGCTGAGCCACCGCATCGCGCTGAGCAGGATTGTTGGGCAGACCCGTGCCCAAATAAACCGTCGTGCCCTTGAGCGTATTGTTGGCCGCATAATCCTGCAGCATCTTCATCACAGCCTGCGGGCCCGCCCCGCTCTTATACAACCCGCCCAGGTTGTTTGCCTTCGCAAAACCCTCCGCCAAGCTATCCCCAATGGCCACGGCCCGGGGAGCGGCAGAAGCAGAAATCCCGAGCGGCGGCTCCATAACAGCCGGCTGTGGCGCGGCAGTAGCCGGGGCCTGGGCCCGGGCAGGAGTTACGCCCCCCATCTTTTTTGACAACCACTGGCGGGCCTGCTCCGCCGTCTTGCCCTTCAGGTGCGGATTGGCATCCAGCACCGTCTTTGAAAACAGGCTGCTAACAGGCGTATCAGGCGCGGCATTTAAGATGGTCCTGGCCCCAGAAGGACCAAAGAAGTGGGCGGTATAAATTTCCGAGGGACTCGGCTCACGGCCAAGGTTGCGGCGCAAAAAGTCGGTGTTGCTCGCAATGACCTCCAAGCCCACCCGGATGTTCTCATCAGGATTGAGCTTCTTGCCGGGCTGGCCACCAAACTGCTTCCAGGTCGAATCAATCACCCCAAACAAGCCCGCTGCCGAAGATGAATCAGCCCTGGCCGAAGGATTGAGGGAACTCTCGTTACGTGCAATCTGCACGGCCACATCAGGGTTCACATTCCTGGCCTGTGCAGCCGCACGAATCTTGTCGATGAGTTCTTGGGCCATGGTCCGTGGTCCTCGGTCAGATAGATGCGCCGATTGTATGGCGGGCCCTAGTAATACTCAACGGCCTGCGTGTCAACAATGCCCTCATCCTGATCATCACTTTCCAGGCTGATAAAGTTGCCCTGACGGAACCTGTGCCAAGCCATCACCGCCGTATCAACCTGATCATCGTTGTTGCCGTTGGGGAAAGCAGCACACTCCTCCACCATCTCCTCGGCCCACTCCTTGCCCTCTGGGTACCACACCATCCCAGACTCAAGGATGGGAGCAACAGCATTGGCGCGGCTGATCTTATCCTGCCCGGTTTTACGGCCGCCAGGAGAGAACATAGTAACGGGGATCGCGAGCCGGCGCAACTCCTGCTGGAGCGGGGTCCCCGTTGCCTTGGCCTCGATCAAGACACTGTCGGGCCGCCAGTACTGATACTCGTCCTTGGCCACGCGCTTGAGTTCCGGGAAATCCCACCGGCCCTTGCGCACATTCAGGAGTATGAGGTTGGGCCCCGAATCGGCATCCGGGGTAAACACGCCCCAGGTGCTGATAACAGAGTAGTCCGCCGTCTCCTTCTTACTGTAGGCGGTGTCCAAGCACTGCAGGACATAGTCGCACTGTGGCGGCTCGTCGTATTGCCATTTCCTCCACCAGTTCCTTTTCAGGATCGCCCCCTCGTCGTTGGTCGGCTGCTGCTGCCACTGGGCGTTCCACTTCTTCAAGCCGATAGATACCTTGACCTTCTCCAGTTCGTCTAAGCTCCAGTACTCCGGCCAGAGTGGATTTCCGGAAGGCAAGATCGCAGGAAATTCCAGCACCTCCCACTGATCGCTCTTGAGATACCCCTGCTGCTTGAGCAGGCGGCCCGATAGGTCGTCCGTTTTCCATCGTGTGTTGATTACGATAATTGCGCCATTGGGCTGTAACCGCTGCCGAGGGCCAGAGGTATACCACTCGTAAGTGTTCTCCATGGCCGTCTCGGACAAAGCATCCTGCTCGTCCAAGATGTCGTCCAGCACGACAACATTGCCGCCCCGGCCAGTCATCGCGCCGCCTTTGCCGATGAAGAAGGCCTCCCCACCAAGGTTCGTGTTCCACCGGCCGGCAGCCTTGCTGTCTGCTGAGAGGCTCACCCTCGGAAAGAGTTCCTTGTACCTCTCGTCCTCAACAAGGTTCCTGATCATCCGGCCAAACCGCTGCGCGAGTTCGGCAGTATGGGAGCCGACAATGAGTTTTGAATCGGGGACCCGGCCCATCAGGTAGGCAGGGAACAGATAGCTGCCCATCTGCGACTTGCCGTGACGGGGAGGCATGGCGATCATCAGGCGTTTGCACTTGCCCTCGACCACGCGATCCAAAGCAGCAGCGATCCGGCGATGGTGTTCGCCGACGATCATTTCAGGCCAGACGTATCGGCAGAAATCTAGAAAGTTGCTTGTTGCGCGGTCCTGGGCGTCAAGCAGCCGCAGTCGTAGCTCAAGGCGAAGCTCTTCCGCTTCGATGTCTTCAGGTTTTGCCATAGTTACAAATATACCCCCATATGTCGATTTTTAAAACAAGGGGGTGGTTTCATGGCCCGGGGGTCAAGTTCCAAGGAGGTTTTCCTTGGCCAAAAATTGGGATAGGGGCGCTCGCTCCGACTGACGGGGTGTTTATGGCCCTCCCCCTCTGAACTGACCCTCTATCGCTGCCGCCTCCGGCGGCAGCGGCTGTCAACCAGGGTAAACCCTGTTGACTTATGGGCGGCGGCGGGGAGCGGAGTAGCGCGGTGCGTGCTCTGTGTTTGCATGGCCATGCAAACAAAAAGCCCCGGCAAGTGCCGGGGCTGGGTGACTGGGCCCTCGGGCCCAGGTGCGCGGGTCAGGCCTGGCTGGCCTCGGCCGCCTTCTTGGCCTGATAAGCCTCGAAGGTGGAACGGCTGCGCTCTTTGATCAGGGCCTTGTCGCCCAGGTCCATATCCTCCAGCTGGACCTGCACCCCGGACGGGTCAGCGTAGAACATATATTCGCGCTTCTCGTAGTCGTATTCCTGCTGCACTGGGCGCAGGCCAACCATGAAACCAGCCAGGGCTGCAACGTCTTTGGCGCTGGTGCTGGCGGGCAAGAGGAACCGCTGGCCGTTGATGTTGATGATCTTGTTCATGACTCTATCCTTTCTAGGTTGACTGACCGGGACCGCCCCGGTCAGTGCTGACATTATAGCACAGGCTCACGCCTGTGCAACTAATTAGCTGACTGTAACCTCGAAGGTCAGGTCCTGGACTGCGTCCTTGACTAGGTCCGCTATGTCCAGGTCGTTCCTGACGTAGCGGTCAATGTCTCCGTCAATGTCCAGGTGAACAGTGGCCCACGTATCGAGGCGGTCATCCAGGTGGTTATCGGCCCAGTCCTCGATACAGGCGTTGATGCGGGAGTCCAGGTCTCCCTTGAGCCCTTCGATGGCAGCGGATGCGCCTTCGGTGACTTTGCCAGCCAGTTCGGTCTGGACCCGCTGGGCGACATCGCTGACAAGCTTGTCATACAGTCCGCCGAGCAGGGTAAGCATTTCAGATTGGTCCATGATCTCTATCCTTTCTAAGGGTTTAGCTGCAGCGGCCGCTGCAGCAGACCACATTATAACCGAGGTCCGTGGCCCACGGGCCAATTGTATTTTTTAATCGGGGCCTCGGCCCCGATTAGTTATCCGCCGAGGTGGGCCGGGTAGAGGTCCCTTGTGACGCCAGTCCCTGCGAATGCCTTTTTGAGCACCTCGTAGTCATCGGGCCATTCATCATCGGGCCCGGGCTCGTTGAGCCCGGATAGCGACAATTCGTGGTCGTCTCCATTGTGCCAATATCCAGCATACCCCATGCCCTGCTCTGCATAGGTGGCCGTTACATCGAACCCCAGTTCGAGCAGTTGGTAATAAATTCCGATGGGCGGAGACCACGCAGTGTCAAAGCATACCTGTAATTCGTTGGCCGTGGACTGCACCACCACCACATGCGACTCACTCCATTTTGTCCCCCAATTGGCGACGCACCAGTCATACCAATTGGGAGAATCGCTGGGAGCACTGGTCCCCTTAAGGGCCTCGGGCATTGGGTGGATAAACTGAAAAGCCGACTGCCACTGCGGCAGGTTTTCGGCAGCGAAGGCCTCCGCAATTTGCGGCAGCAGGGCCCGAGCCTTATCCGTGGTCGGGGTGATCCTGAGAGTGTTGGCGCACCAGTTTGGCATAGCAATTCTCCTTTCTAGGTCTGGCCCGACTATCGGGCCAGTGATTCAACTATACCCGAGCCAAGCGGCTCGGGCCAATTGTATTTTTTAATTGGGGCCGGGGCCCTGATAGGCGCCCACCCAGCCCAAGCGGGCTAGGTCTGGGACCTTGGCCCACTCGAGGCCAAAAACGCTGGGGAAATATTCCCGGGCATAGTTTTCCCCGCGCTCCCGGTCCCCATCCTCGAAAACCCAGACCCGGCCAGTGCTGGCCTCATGTCGGGGCGGATGGCCGCCCCGCAGTTCCGCCCGCTCGCCCCTGAAACTGGTGACACTGTCACCAGTGCAGGCGGGCAACATGGTGCCCTTGTGGACCAAGGTCCAGCCGTCTCGCTCAATTAATTGTTTCATGGTCAGGCCTCCTCGACTTCCGGAGGAAGAACCTCCGCATACGGGTTACCCGCGAACAGGCGGGCCAGAGGGACCATGGCA